ATGCCTATATATACTTTAAATAATAATGAACTAAATGCAGTTGAGACTACGTCTTTTAAAGATGAAGCTATTCTGGAAAGATTGCATCTCCAGCAGGCGCTCAAGAAAAATATCAAGGTAATTGCTGAGGACTGCCTCATTATTGCTGAAGAGTATGCTGAATGGGATGGTTCAAAGAGAAGAATTGATTTACTGGCAATCGATAAAAATGCAAATCTCGTAATTATAGAGCTAAAGCGTACAGACACAGGTGACCATATGGAGCTTCAGGCTCTCCGGTATGCATCAATGGTTTCTACGATGACTCTGGATATAGCGATAGATATCTATCGTCGATATAAAATAAATAATGGCTATCCTTCTTTTGATCACGACAATGCACGTGAAGAAATTTCAAATTTTGTAGATGTTGAGGTTCTGGATGAAAGTAATTTTGCAGATGACGTGAGAATCATTCTGGTCTCTTCAAATTTCTCTAAGGAACTGACCACTTCAGTGATCTGGCTTAATGAGCGAGATCTGGATATCACCTGTATCAAAATGCAGCCATATACTCATAATTCTCAGATTCTGGTTGATATTCAACAAATCATCCCTTTACCGGAAGCAAAGGACTATCAGATTAAGGCACAGAAAAAATCAGAAGAAAGACGAGAAGCTAAGCTTACGAATGCAAGGGATTACTCAAGTTTTATGTTTAATGGTAAAACTCTAAACAAGCGTTATCTTGCCCTTGAAATTATTAAAAGCCGGTTTAGTGAAATTCAAAATAAGAATATCGAAGATCTTAGGGCAGAGTTTAATGAATATCCGAATCTGGATAGATTGCTGGTTAAACTTAACCAACTGGATGAGCAAAGATATGACCGTTATTTTATTGAGAAAGAACATCATCTACAGATGAGTAATGGAGACATATATGTTATTTCCAATCAGTGGGGCAAAGGTAATATTTATCAGTTGATAGAAATTGCAGCCAACTTTAACTATGAAATTATTAACACTTCAAAGGATCAGTTAAAACGTTCAGTTGAATATGGTGATTATTTGATAGAACAGTTAGAAGACACCACTATACTGGTTTATAAAAATGGCGAGAAAGTATCGGCTTACGGGGTTTTGCTAGAGTTGGCAACTACCAAGGGTATCAGTCATTTAAATAGTAAAGGTGGTAAAAAGAACACAAGGCAACTTGGTAAAGACTTGATTGATCAATTAGAAACTAACTCGTAGATCTATTAAATTTTAACTAAATAAAACTGGATGCATTAAATACAAAACTTGACCCTGTACAGGGTAAATGCTATTTTTGCATTATAGTGGTCCAAGTGTAAGTAATTTACTTAATATCACAAATGTGATTTATCGATTCTTGTTGAAATACGTTTGCAATTGCAATTTATTTTGATACCACGGATGTGGTTAATTTTAAAAGCTCATCATTAGATGGGCTTTTTTGTTGTGTATGTTATATTTATCTTGATAGATATAAGAGATTTAAGTCATGGATATGGAAGAATATTATTTAGAATTTCCAGATCAAAATCCATCAAACATTGATGAGAACGGTAATTTAAAGGAAGAAATAGCTATAGAAATAGTATTAGAGAGAGATTTTTTCTATCTTGAGAAATTGCAGAAGGTAAAAGACATTCGTGAAGAGCAGAAAGCTCTTTTACTAAAACATAAAGGTATTAATTAATCCTCAACAGAGCTCCTTTAAATTCATAATCTTTTAATTTTATATTATTAATAAATTTGACTATTTCTTAGAGAATATATTTAACTTATAATTCAATTTATTAGCTTAGCTTAGAAAATTAAAAACAAGGTTAGATATGAAAATTCGAATAAAAATATTATTTTTTCTCGTTGTATTTCTTTCTGGTTGTGCTCAGTTAAATATCAAACCAGGAAAAGTTCTATCGGAAAGTACCAATAAAGGAGTATTAGCTGTAGGACTCACTGCTGAAAATGATATTCCTAATTTTTATTGGAAACTCCGTAAAATAGGAACTAATCAGTCAAAGGATTTAACATTTTACACTCTGTACGATCCTTTAATTTGGAGTGATCCTCGCGGGCGTTTAGTAGTAATTGAATTAGATGAAGGTAATTATGAATTCTATGATTGGACTATTGTTCTTGGCCTAACTCCTAAATCCTATTTCTCTATTCCTTTTACCATAGAAAAAGGTAAGGTGACTTATCAGGGACGGCTACATCTTAAAGCTGATAAAAAATCAATGATTTATGCAATTAATGTATCTGATCATATATTAGAAGATAAAAAGATAATTAGTAATTATATTATTAATTTAGATGAAAAAAATATTACCAAACAACTAGCAACTATTCATAAATGCAATGATCTTGAATGCGTAAAACCCAAAAAGCAGGACAATAGTTATTTCACATATCCAATTTTCATTCCTAGTACTCGATAATTTAATAAAAACCCATCATCAAAGCGGTTTTTTTATTGGATTTAATTTATGAAAAATGAAGTTGGCTTTCATGTTCAATTTAGGCCAATGCTTTTTTATAAAGTAGTCTGTTACGGTTGAGCCTGTAAATATTATAAGAGTTCCATATAGCTGATATTTTAATATTGATTTGTATTTGTGAAGATAGATGAGTGAAACTAAAACTTATAGTAATTTTAATGTCAGTTGGAAGTCTATTGCATGCTGAAGAAAATGAATTAACGGTCTGTGAAAAGCTTAACAGTGCAGCATATCAAATCATGTTAGAAAGACAGTCTGGTATTAAGCCTCTTGATTTGCTTGAAAAGCTACTTATTCCATTAGATCAAGATAAGGAAAATTTAATACTGAATTACCATATCAATCATTTTTTTGGTCATGTAAGTGGTTTGGCTTATGAGACACCTCTATATACAACAGAAGATGAAAAACAAAAAGCGGCTACAGATTTTGGTTTGAGAATTGAAAGAATTTGTACAAAGGATAAGACGGCATTATTTGCTCCTCCGCGATTTCAGACTTTTGAGGAATAATTAGATTAATGCTAAATCAAAATGAACAGATTAATAATGTTGAGCAATTAGGTACCGAGAACGAACAAAAGCAAGAAAATTCAGTGCTTAATTCTGTGAATCCGGATCCTGTCGATGTGGCAGATTTGATTGTAGAAATCGGAAAAGATGTAGTCGAGTTTGCGTCATCTATTCTAGACAATATTGATATAAATTTTTGATTTAAAACTTCCTCAAATAGGGAGACTTTTTTATAGAATTTTGAAATATGAATTTGTAGTTGCGTATATACGAATATCCATATATAGTTCATATCAAATACTGCGCTGAAAGTTTCTGTTTTTGTGACCCGTTTCTTTTAGAAGCGGGTTTTTTAATTTATAATTTGAATTAATTAGAATATTTTAGATTAGAAATTTTATGGAACATGGAAAAATTTTATAACAACTAATATTACTGGCGTGCATCTAGCAGAAAATTAAAACACTAAATGTAAAGTTTTACCCCATTAATTGTGGAATTTTATATTGCTTCACTATAAAAAATAATATATTTTATCAATCACTATAATTGTAATTTTTTCTTAGATATTTTCAAGGCTAAGAGTTTTTTTAAAACAGAATTCAATTCTAAAAATACAATATTATAGGAGCCTAAATTTGAAGCTTTTCAGTAATGAAAAATTCAAGAAGCTACTTGATGTAATTTCCCGGAATATCAAAAATTCTGGATATCATTAAATTGATTCTTGAGCTTCTATAGGAGCAAAAAGACTATCTGAAAAGATAGTCTTTTTTTATGAGATATTTAGTCAAAACACATCTACCTTTTTGGTAGAGAACACGTTCCAGTCCTGCCAAAATCACCAAAAAAAAGCTTTACTTATTAGCGGAATTTAGATGATGATTTTTTAAAATATTTTTATTTAATTTTCAAGTACAACATACTTATTTAAATGGTTTTTACTAAACTCATCAAGATTTATAACTTTTCCTTTTAAGCATTCAATTCTTCCAAAAAATTTATCATTGGACACAAAGAAATCTACATGATCAATAAAATATAGATGACCTAAATCCTGAGAGTCATTACGTGCAGGAAGTTGACTAGACAGTACAGCATTTATACCAATATCTTGACAAATAGTAGGATAACTAAAATTACGTTTATTAGTTGTATAGTTATCAAAGGCTGTCATTGATTCTTTTAATTTCTCAATGTGCATTGACTCAATTATTGTTTGAACTCCTTTGTGTTTTTGAAGAAGTTCAACTATTTCAGATGGGTATTTCTCCTTAGCAAATTCTCTTTGTAAGTTATTTCTCTCAGTTATGTTCATATCTATAAAGATATTATTTTCTTTGATTTTTTTTAATAATTCAGCTAAATAATTTCCTTCTTTAATAGCTTCTTTTAAATAGTGAGAGGCAAAATTATAAGCATAAATTCGATTTTGCGCTTTAAACCCCGTACAGGAACACAAATGGGGGAGTGAAATATATTTATAGAGTGTTTGGCCAACTTCTTTTTTTTGGATATTTGATTCTTTAATAAGGTCTGTTAATAGTATTCTATGGTCATTAGTATGCGTATTGTCGAATTTTTGGAACAGTTCATAGTCGTAAATTTTCGTTTTATCTGAAATTGAGAAGCTAATTTTTTTGTATTCTTCAAAAGATATACAATCAAGTATTCGGTTATACATTTCTAAAGTAGCTTTAACATCATCATTATTCCAATCTTCAAATGCAAATATCTCTGCACATAAACTAGATTGAAAATGAGGAATGATCTTGATGTTTGAGTTTTTTAGCTTTTTAAGTATACCTTTTCTTATTTGAAATTCTTTATCATTTTTAATGCCTGCGATTAGTTCGAAAATCCCCCAAGCGGAAAAGTATAGGTCTAAGTCAGAATTAAAGACATTTGAATTGTTTAGGGCATTTACATCTAAGTAGTAACGCTTAAGCATATTTCTAATCCTGTTATATTTGAAGTCAATTCAATTTAATAAATCTAGCTTACCACAGCTAATCTTTATGAGCTTATATGGATAATTATCAATACCAAGCCATCACAGATAAGATGCAATACAATACCAAACCACGTTCTAAGCCCTTACCAAAAGCAACCCAAAAATATATAGAAGCTGAAGAAGCTCTATTTCAAGAATTAGAAGAGCATCGAATTGGTTTCCGAAGAAAATTCCAATTTGAATCAACCAAAAATTGGCGTTTCGATTTTTATATTGTGAAGTTGAATCTTCTTATCGAAATTGCTGGAAGTCCTTGGGCGGTTGGTCGCGGTGGTAGAAAGATAGCAAACGCATTTTGTAAGTATGATCTTGCTTTGGATAGAGGTTATGTATTTGAGCGTCTTGAGCCTCATCAAATTGAATCAGGTTATGCAATCAACTGGATAAAAAGTGAATTAGCGAGAATAGAAAATGGATCAGATCAGACCATTTCCACCACAAGACTTGATTGACAAAGCCGAAGAGGATGAAGCAATTAGATTGGCTCCAGCACCTGACTTAATGAATTGGGTAATTACAAACTTTTTAACTATTGGTGGACCGCTGCATAACCCCGATCATGATCATATTGCTGAGCTACTTCATGACAATGAAGAGTTCTTAGCTTGTGCATGGGCTTCATCCGCATGTGTTGCTAAAAAGCGTATGGTTCTAGGTCAATGCGAAAAGGTGATGTTCAACCAAGGCGGGTGGAAGAAAGCTCGACAAGAGCAGCAAATGCGTGATTGGTTTGGCTATGTACCTGTATATCTAATTACTATTGATGCTAGTTATTGTGAACAGGCTACAGACCGAGACTTTTGCGCTTTAATCGAACATGAGCTTTATCACATTGGCGTTGAGCGTGATGAGGACGGTGAACCTCTTTATAGTGATATGACTGGCTTACCAAAACACTATTTAGCTGGCCATGACGTTGAAGAGTTTGTTGGTGTAGTTAAAAGATGGGGAGCGGACGAAAGCGTGAAGCGACTAATTGAAGTGGCGAAGCAAGCGCCGTTTGTATCAGATGTAAATATTTCCAAGTGCTGTGGGACATGTTTAATAAGTTGAGCCGTTTGGCTCATTTTTTTTGCCATGTTTCCTTGACGTACCTTGACGGATAGAGAGAAATGGCGACTTTAAACAAAAAGCAAAAACTCTTTATTGTGCAGTCACTTGCTGTTTTTAATACCCCTCAAGAAACAGTAGTACTCGTCAAGGAAGAATTTGATATTGAAGTCTCAAGGCAGCAAGTTGAATCTTACGATCCAACGAAAGTTGCAGGTAGAGATCTAAGCAAAGAATTTAAAGATTTTTTTGAGAAAGTTCGGGATGAGTATCTTGAACAGCCACTTAATAAAATTAGTGGGGTAAATGACATTGTCCAGTTGAAAATTCTGAATGATCTGCTGTGGTCCAAAAAAAGTAACGTGAGAATGACACTCCAGATTGTTGACCAGATGCAAAAAATCACCAAAGGGTTTTATGACAAGAAAGGCGATCAGGCAAGCAAGGGTAGAGTTAATGAAGAAGGACAAACAAAAGCTGAAGTAGAGCTCGAGATTAAAAAGCTTGAGCTTCAGAAGTTACAGCGTGAAGTGAATCCGCCAGAGTATCGCCCACCTGAAGAGGATTACAAACTTGTTTTGAATCCTGATGAGGAGATACCAAATGAGCCAATTCTTTAATCCTCCTGAAGGTTCAGTTCAATTAACGCCAAAGCAGGCAAATATCTATTTATGGGGTTGGCAGAAAGAAGCCCGATTTCGTGATGCTGTTTGTGGTCGACGTTTTGGTAAAACTTTCTTAGCCAAAGCAGAAATGCGCAGAGCCGCCAGACTGGCGGCTAAATGGAATGTTTCTGTCGAGGATGAGATTTGGTATGCAGCGCCTACCTTTAAACAAGCTAAACGGGTTTTCTGGAAGAGATTAAAGCAGGCAATTCCTGCATCATGGCGAGCAGGTAAGCCAAATGAAACTGAATGTTCAATTACATTAAGAAGTGGCCATGTTATTCGAGTAGTAGGTCTTGATAATTATGATGACCTTCGTGGATCTGGCTTATTTTTCTTAATCATTGATGAATGGGCAGATTGTAAGTGGGCTGCATGGGAAGAAGTACTTCGCCCAATGCTGTCTACATGTAAGTATGTAGTCAATGGTGAGCAACGGGTTGGTGGACATGTATTAAGGATTGGTACTCCTAAAGGGTTCAACCATTGTTATGACACTTTCATGGATGGTCAGCCAGGGCATGAACCAGATTGTAAAAGCTTTTCTTATACCTCCCTACAAGGAGGGAATATTCCTGAGTCTGAAATCATTGTTGCTAAGCGCAAGATGGATCCTAAGACATTTAGTCAGGAATATGAGGCAAGCTTTGAAAGTTACCAAGGCGTTATCTTTTACTGCTTTAATCGTTTACTAAGCGCATCGACAGAAACAGTTCAGGCAAATGATGTACTTCATGTGGGGATGGACTTCAACGTAACCAAAATGGCTGCGGTTGTATATGTTCGCCGTGGTGAGCAGATGCATGCTGTTGATGAGTTCGTGAATCTCTTTGATACTCCGGCAATGATTGAGGCTATTCAAGAGCGTTACCCTAAACATGAAATAGCTATATATCCGGATGCTTCAGGTGAGAATCGTAAGTCGAGCAATGCAAGTGAGACGGATCTGGCGTTGCTTAGAAAAGCAGGATTTAAAGTTCATGTGAATAACAGAAACCCTGCTGTTAAAGATCGCATCAACTCAATGAATGGCATGCTCTGCAATACTTTTTCTGAGCGCCGACTCTTCGTGAACGTGACTAAATGTCCGCACTTTGCTAAATGCTTAGAGCGACAAATTTATGATGATTATGGACAGCCTGATAAGAAATCAGGATTTGACCATATGAATGATGCTGGTACATATCCAATCGCGTATTTATTCCCGATTGATAAAAAATCAATTGGCATGCGTAGGATACGAGGAATGTCTTAAACAATGCACCTTTTTAGGTGCTTTTTTATTGGTGTTTTTATGGCAGTTACTGATAAACATCCGCAGTATATTGCTGCACAAAAAAGCTGGTTGGTTATGCGTGACGCCGTTGCCGGTGAAGAGCAGATTAAACAGGCACAAACCAAGTATCTTCCTAAATCGGCAGGAATGATTGAGGCAGAAAAGCAGGGAGATACGACTGGAGAGATTTATAAAGCTTATCTCAGTCGTGCTCAGTATCCACTGTGGGTTCAAGATTCATTACGCACGATGATTGGTTTAGTTTCAAAGCTTGAACCCAACATTGTGATTGAAAGCTCTCTTTTAAAGGGTTTGATAGAGAATGCAACCAATGATGGTTTTGGGCTTAAACAACTCTTTATCCGTATTTGCCTAGAATTACTTGAATATGGCCGCTGTGGCTTGCTGGTGGATGTAGATGCTAAAGGTGTGCCTTACTTCGCGCTCTATGATGCGTTATCCATTATTAACTGGAAGGAAAACAGTATTGGTGGCCGTAAGGACCTAAAGCTGTTAGTGCTCGAGGAGCAATTTGACGATAGCGAAGATGAATTCGGGCATGATACAAAGACGGTCCACCGTGTTTTAGCTATGCAGGAAGGTGCTTTAACAGTCCGTTTGTTTGATGGATCTTCCGAAGAGGATAAAACTCCGGATCTTGGGGGTAATCAGCTTTCTTTTACACCATTCGTTTTCTGCGGTACGACCGATAATTCTCCACAAGTTGGAACGGTACCATTGCTCACCATGGCAAAAGCAGCACTCAAGTACTACCAGCTCAGCGCAGACTACTTTCAGTCACTCCATCATACAGCTCATCCTCAGCCTTGGATTAATGGCCTTGATGATGACGATACTGATATTAGTGTTACAGGTGTTATGGCTGTCTGGAGTCTACCTAAGGAATCTCAATGCGGTTACTTAGAGATTTCTGGAAATGGTATCGAACTCACTAAGAGTGAAATGGATGCCCAGAAGAATGCAGCATTAGAAGCCGGTGCAAAGGTCATCGATACTAATACACAAGAATCAGGTGAGGCTCGCCGTGCACGTCAGGATGACCAGCATGCAAGTTTACATAGTATTGTGATGTGTGCGGCTCAGGCGATCGAACAGGCAATTAAATATGCTGCTCAGTGGTTAAAGCTTGATGCATCTAAATATACATTTACGGTAGAACCTGATTTTATCGTTCAGCAGTATGACATCAATCTCGCAAAGCAGCTTTATGAAGGTGCTCTTGCAGGGAAGAACTCGTTCCAGACGTATTGGGAATATATCGCTACAGGCAAACTACCAGCTCATGATTTTAAGGAAGAATTAAAACGTGTTGAAGGTGAGCGAGATAGTATGTCGCTTTAGAGGTGATAAATGGCTTCAAAAGATAAAACGCTGATTGAAGTACTTACACAACATCAGGCGTACTTATATCGTGCTTCTTCTCATTCAGTGAATGAGTTATTAAAGATCTTTAATGATGAATCAGCTGTAATGTTGGCAAAGCTTCGGGACTTACTGGATGAGTTAAATGCTTCTGAAAAATTAGCACTTGCTGGTGGACAGTACACTACGGCCAATCTCAAAGAGATTCGGGATCTAATTTCTCAGTGGTTTACGGCAATAAATACTTCATGGCCAGAAGCATTTGCCGTATCTGCTACAGCATTGGCTGTATTTGAAGCGAATTACACAGCTAAGCTATACGGTAGCAAAATTAAAAAGCCAAACGGTGAAAAGCTATATTCTGCAGCTAGAAAGGTTCCGTTAGTTGGCGGAGCATTAGTTGATGATCTTCTTTCCAAGATTGCTGAAACAGCTCGCCAGAAGGTTGAATATGCCATTCGTGATGGAATTAGCTCTGGCAAAACGAATCAGGAGATTGTTCAGCGTATCCGTGGCACCAAGCGTCTTAATTTTGAGGATGGTTTATTAACCAGTTCTAAGTCTGATATCGATCGGACAGTAAGAACGGTTCGCAGCCATGTAGCGAATCAAGCTTATCTGAATAGCTTCAACCAGATTGGCTTTGAATACGTAAGATTGGTTGCAACGTTGGATGGTAGAACCTCAAAACTTTGTGCATCACTTGATGGTTCCGTATGGGAGATTAACGACCCAGCAAAGCGTGTACCGCCGTTGCATCCAAATTGCCGCAGTATTCTGGTACCCGTTGAGAAAGACGGTCGACTTGTTGGTGAACGCCCATTTGTAATGGATGAGCGAAAAGTGAAGGATATTCCTAAGGATGAGCGTAGCCAACTCATCGGCCAATTGGACGCAAACACCACATTTAAAGAATTCTTCAAGCAGACGGATGATTTCTTTCAAAAAGAGTGGTTAGGGCCAAAACGATTCAAACTCTACAAAGAAGGAAAGTTTGATTTTGAAAAGTTCTTTGATCCGGAAGGGCGTTTATATACTTTGGATGAGTTAAGAAAGTTGGATGAGAATACTTTTAAAAAGCTTGAACTGTAATCATTGCTCTTAAAAAGTGATTAAGTTTATTAAAATTTTATATATCATAATGTTAATATAACTTATCACTTATAGAATAAATCATAGAGTTTAAATTGAATGACAAAGATCTTTCTAAAATCACTACTCATTCTATCTTTTATAAATCTTATTTCTGGTTGCGATGATTCTAAATGGTTAAAGCAAAACGATTTAAATGAAAAGGAAGCTGAATTTGTACCAGCACCAGGCAGTAACTGGATTCCTTCAAAATATATTGAGGAGCAAAGTGGAAAGGTTACATATAACTTGGCAACTGCAAGTGAGCTTTTAAATACTACAGCTGAACCATATTCTAAAGATTCACGTCTAATATTCCTTTATAAGCAGGAATCTAATGGTAATAGTATTTTGTTAACTGTAACTAGAGGACTTGCTATTTGTCCTGAAACTGATTGTGACGTCATATTCAAATTTGATGAAGAAAAATCCGTAAAAGTTAAAATGTTTGTATTAGATGATTTTGATGGACATTCTTTTCAAGTTAGAAGTACTCAAGATAGTGAAGAAATTATTAAGTTACTTAAGAAAAGTAAGCAGTTAAAAGTAGATATATCTTTAATCAATAATGGAGTTAAAACAGCACATTTCGATATTTCTAATTTTAGCTATGTTTTAGAACGATTCTTGAAAGAAAATAGCGTAAGTAATTGATTTTTATTAAAACTGGAAGTTTTATGAAAAGATATTTAGCTCTAATTTTTATTCTGTCTTTAGTAGCTTGCTCTAATAAGGATTCAAATAGCAAACCTATATATGGTAAAGAAACGGGCTTACCAGCGAATTGCAGAGCGTATATTCAAGTAGCAGTTGATGAGTGGAAAAAAGGTGCAAATTCAGCAGAAGTCACCATAGATGCTATTGAACGAAATTGTGGTGAAAATGGAGATCTTTGGGATTACAAACCCAAATAATAAACTAAAGATTTAAATTGTATTTTTACAAATTATAATTGAAATATGTGAATTTTTCAGAAATTTCACGTATACACAATTGATTTAAAAAGACAAAATAAAACCACCTTAGAGGGTGGTTTTTTTATCCCTGAAATTACACAACAAACCTAAAGTTCGAATATCAAGAATGGAGGATAGAAGATTAAAAAAGCAAAAAGCCCATGACGGCAATCATGAGCTTTTTAATTCAACTCAACCGGTGAAAGTTAAGGAGAAATATCTCTGTGCATAAGCATACATCAAAAACTGAACTAAAGGTAGATGGGAAAATGAGCGAGAAAGGTGCTGACCGTGCAGGACTAATGCAGTCAATTACCAATTTGGGCTTAGCCTTAGGAATCATTGTTATCGCGATTATTTTGGCACTGAAATAATCGCACTCTTACAACGTACCGCCTTCGGGCGGTTTTTTATTGCCTTGAGATAAGGCTCAACTTAATCAAACGAGAGGTTTGAACATGTCACTACCATTTATTGTTGATTCACTGGACGACGTTAAAGAAGAACATCGTGGCCTATATGTCGAGGAAGACGGGAAGTTTCGCCTTGATCTGGATGGCTACGAAGATCCAAAAGGACTTAAAACTGCACTTCAAAGCGAGCGTGATGCCGCCAAGACAGCAAAGCAGGAACTCCAGAAGCTTCAAAAACAGTATGAAGGTATTGATCCTGAAACAGTCAAAAAACTGTTTGCCCAACTGGAGCAGGATGAAGATGCGAAATTAATTGCTGAAGGTAAGGTGAGTGAAGTCATCCAGAAGCGTACCGAGAAGATGCGTGAACAACATGACAAGTTGCTCAATGCCGAAAAAGAACGGGCCGATAAAGCAGAAGCTTATGCCAACAAGTTCAAGCAATCGGTTGTTCAGAGCCAGATTGTACAGGCTGCTCTTGAACTAGAGGCTTTGCCTGAAGCAACTGCAGATATCGCATTTCTTGCTCAATCCAAATTTGTACTCGACGAAAACGGTAAGGCCGTAGCAGTCGATACACAAGGTGAAGTGATCATTGGTAAAGACGGTAAGACGCCGTTATCACCAAAAGAATGGGTCGAAACCTTACGTGAGCAAAAGCCTTATTTCTGGCCTAAAGCAAATGGTACAGGTTCACCAGGTAGCTCCAATACAAAAGGACAGGTCGATATCACCAAGCCAGACGGTTCGGTGAATCTAACGAAACTTGCCCAATTACGAAATGAAAATCCGCAGCTGGCGAAAGAGCTGGCTGCAAAACACGGTATTAATCTTTAAGGAGTAAAGCCTAATGGCTGAGACAAAAATTGCTGATGTCATCGTACCCGAGTTATTCACTCAGTACGTTTTAAATAAAACTGCCAAGAAATCTGCTTTATGGCAGTCGGGCATTGTAGGGGAGCTGGATGTCGAAGTTGCCTTCGGCACACAAGGCGGTTCAACCGTTAATATCCCGTTCTGGAACGATTTGGATGGAGAATCTGAAGTACTTTCAGATGCGACTCCTTTAACCGTAAACAACATTGCAGCGGGTCAGGATATTGCCATTTTGCATGCACGTGGTAAGGCATGGGGTGCCAATGACCTCGCAAAAGCTTTATCTGGTGACGATCCACTTGGTGCAGTTGGTGATCTGGTTGCTGATTACTGGGCACGTGAGTTTCAAGGCTTTACGGTGAATACCCTTAAAGGTGTGTTCGGTTCTGCAAGTATGGCAAGTAATACACATGATATCTCTGCTGGTACTGGAGCCGCAGCCGTTATTGATGGTGTTTCATTTATCGATGCCTCATACAAGCTTGGGGATGCCGTTGATAAATTAACAGCTATTGCGATGCATTCGGCAACCATGGCTGCACTAGCCAAGCAGGGCTTGATTGAAACTGTACGTGATGCAGATGGCGTGGTGCTCTATAAAACCTTCATGGATCGCCGTGTGATTGTCGATGACGGTATGCCAGTTGATAGTGATGTATTCACATCATTCCTCTTTGGCCAAGGCGCTATCGGCTTTCAGGATATCGGTGCACCCGTAGGGGTTGAAACTGACCGAGATAGTCTCGCAGGCTCTGACATCCTCATTAACCGCCGTCACTTTGTCTTGCATCCTCGTGGCATCAAATGGGCTGGTGCAATGGGTGTTGCTCCTAATAACGCAGGTCTTTCATCTGATACCAACTGGGAACGCGTTTACGATCCAAAGCAGATTCGTATTGTGGCGTTCAAGCACAAAGTTAAATAAAGACGGGCGGAATTATCCGCCTTTTCTTTTGGAGATAAATCAATGGGCCTATCCGCATTTAACCGCATGAGAGAACGTCAAATGACACAAGCAAAAGTAACTGAACTCGAAGAACAATTGGCCACCTTAAAAGGTGAGTTTATTGCCTTTCAGAATGATCCTGAGGCAATGAAAGCACGTATTGCTGAACTTGAATCTGGTGAGGATGCTCAGAATCCAGAAGGTGATCAAAAGCCAAGTGAAGTTCAAGCAATCAACTACGCAGGGCTTAAAGTTGATGAGCTTCGTGCAGTCTTGACTGAGAAAGGAATTGCATTTGAACCAGGTGCAAAAAAAGACGAGCTTTTAGCATTAATGCCAAAGGAATAATCCATGAGCTTTATCACTGAACAAGAAGCGATAGAACATGTTGAAGGCTTTAATGCTTTATCTGCCAGTGATAAGGCTCAATACCTTCAGATGTCACAGGCTTATCTCTTAGCACGTAATGTTAAACCTTATGAAAATGCTACTCTCGTTCCTGAGCCACTGAAAACAGCCTCATATCAAATCATCAAGGGCATTATTAAAGGTGATTTATATCAAGGACAGGAACAAGCTTTAAAGCGCAAGAAAGTAAAGGCTGATACGGTTGAGACCGAAAAGGAATATCAGGACGGATCAGTAAAACTGAGTGCGATCGAGCAATTCATTCTTGATTTGATCAAGCCGTATAGCAAAAGAAAATCCGTATTTTTTGTCAGGAAAATCTAATGGGCTTACGTGAAGAATTACAAGCAGATATTACTGAAGCATTTAATGATGATTTAGCGGATGCCGTTCATACTTTTACATGTGAGCGGAACTCTAAAACGAATTGGGATCCTAAAACTGAAACTTATGTTGAAGTTAAAGAAAACTATTCTGGCCGTGGCGTTCTGTTCGGTTCATATAGTCAATATGAGGTCCAAGCACTTGGAGTACTGGCCACCGATAAGAAAGCTACCATACTGCAAAATGAAGTGACTATGATTCCTAAAATTGATGATGAGTGGATAACTGCCTTAGGTTTTTTTCGGGTCATTCATATTCAGCAGGATCCTGCCTCTACTATTTGGAAATGCCAGTTGAGGAAAATATAGGAAAAATTCTATATTATTAGGCTCGAAATATAGGAATTTTTATGAATAAGAAATTTTTACTATGGAGCATAATTTTATTATCAGGTTGTTCATCTGTTAATAATCCAGTGAAGCAAGAATTAACTCCAACTACTATCTCAAATGCATATAAAGAAATTTCTGAAATCAAGGATTACAAATCTCGCTTATTTTTAAATTATACAAAAGAAATAAAAACAAAATACCCAGAGATGAAGACCTCAACTTATGGTCGTCCAATGTCTATAAGATTTAATCCAGTAAGTTCGGATTACTATTATGAGCATACAAATGATAAAAAATGGTTGAATTTTTACCTATCACAGAGTTTTGATGAAAAAATATGGAGAGACCTTTATGTATATTCAAAACATTCAGGAAATTATCAAGCCTCTAAAGAGGAAGCTATTAAATATTGTAAAGAAATTACCTCACTTATCTCTCCAAGCTTTAGCATTGTAATAGACAAATTAAGTCGTGATTTAGAAGTAAAAGATAAGAAAGGATCTGTACGAGCACTCAGTACTTTCAGTGGAAGATTTAATATCTTATTGAATGGGGAGGAGTTTGATGAAGGTGGGCCCTTTATATGCAATATTACTCAGTTTGAAGATAGTTAGGCTAGTGAAAAAAGACAGCTGAATTGACTGATTTTCTATTAATTAAATATCCCTTTATAAATTTAATGAAATTATATGGCTACAACTACCCATAGCACACTTTATATTTCTCGTCCAAGCAATTACGAGGGTGATGGAACTGACGATAAAGAAGAATTTATTGAGACATGTAATATTCATTTTAAAGATCTGTTTAAAGATCAAAAATCCATCTCTACACTTTCTGAAACTGAAAAAAAATACTTTGATAAATGTGTTTCAGCTTCAAATGATAAATATGCTGCTGAAGAGGTTATTTATGATCTTGGAGTTGGTTTTGCGATACTAATTGTTTTGCTGGGTATAGGCTGGGGATTCTATGAGGCGAAAAAATCTTTAAATACTCCAATGATACTTAATCCCAAGGAAAATCCTGAGAATGATGCCACTAGAGATTATATTTCTGATGGGATTATCATAGTCTTTATTTCCGTAATTATTGCTGCATTTATTTATCTAATTTTTAGTTTTGTTTCCGGAATATGGATATCGATTAAATATTAAAGTTTCGAGCAAGGCGGATAGGGAACCAAAATATATTCGGACATTCAAATTGTAGTATTAATTTATAGTTATAAGTTCAAACCCACTTCGGTGGGTTTTTTAATGGACACAAGTGAGGAGTTTAGATGATAAGTACTGATTATGTCCCTTTATGGCACATTTCACTATTTTCAGCATGTGCAGTACACGCTGGCTAGAAGTTAAATAATAAAAAGTTTTTAAAGAAGTAAAAATTACCGCTTGTCAGTTTTTAATCAATCTTTTTATATGCTTGGCTATACTGTTTGCTCAAATAAAAAAGGAAGATTACATGAATAAAATTATTTTAGGTTTATTAATCAGTAGTGGACTTTCAGTAAATACTTATGCTGCCTGTACTTATAATTTTGATGCAACTCAGGCTCAAGTCGATGCAAAAAATGCTGCAGGTGGAAGACAGATAAAATTAATGTCTCCAATTAGTATTACTGAGCAAAAGGGGACAGCAACAATTACTTATGTGGGAAGTACACCTGTAGATCAGGTCGTGACTTCTAGCAAACTTATAAGCATAACTTCTAGTCAAACTCCTCTAGTAGATAAAGCCGTTGTGGGAACTAATATTGTTGCTACAGAATTTGTTTTTGATGCTTCAAATCTTAAAAATGTGGTGCTTGGCGACAGCTATGAAACTCAGCAAATGGCCTTTCAGATTTTGGGTGCTTCTAATTTAAAAAATGAAATAAGTATTGATCTAGGCTATGCATTAATAAATAAAGATTCAACACGTGCAGATGGAAGTTATGTCACACTTATTGGAATTACTAGAACACGAGATTCTTCGGGTTCAGTAGTTGTTAAAGATATCGCTCAAAAATTAATACCTATTACTTTGCCTTCAGACGGCAAAGTTAGAGTTGGGCTTTACTTTAATCAGGTTAGTAAACAAGTAGGGTATATCATCAATGGTACAAATTATGGATATCTCAATTTAATTGCTGAGAATGCCCTTAAAAATATTGGCTTTAATGGTGTGGGTATACAATCACCAAATCCTAATTCTAAATTTTTAGGTAAAACGGTTTCAGTACAGTTAATTACTAATAAAGCAAATATGCAGTTTACATATCCAACAGGTACCACCGATATTTGTGGAAATGCTAATTAAGAACTTTTTGAAAAAGAAAAAACCACTCTCATCTGAGTGGTTTTTTTATGGAGAAATTTATGGGATGGAAGGGGGAAAAGCCGACTGATTTTAGTTTTGATGTGGTTAAACAAGTAGAATGTAAAGTAAAGAAAATTACTATGGAAGTTGTACAGTCTTTGGTCGTTTCAAGCCCCGTTGATACTGGCGCTTATCGTGCGTCTCATATTGTTTCGATTGGTTCTGGTGACTACGGTGTGCGTGGACCTGAAACAAATGCTGTGCAAGATGCAGCTATTCAAGCCGTGAAGTTTAAGCTGGGTAATTTAGTCTATATTCAGAATAATCAACCATATGCTGAACGCTTAGAAAACGGTTGGTCCGATCAAGCGCCACAAGGTATTTACAACACTACATTTAATTATATTTGTCAAAAATACGGTGGTTAAAATGGCAATGACTTTAGAGCAGACTAGGCAAGCTATTATAGAGCACATGCAAGCTTTCACAGGCATTGGTCAGGAACGAATTCAGTATCCAAATGCGCCAGAATTTAATGTACCTAAAGATGGTGTATGGTGCCGTTTAGCAATTTTAGGCGGCCCGAGTTTTATTTCAGGTATTGCAGATAAGCCATGTACACGCCGTACCGGAAATATCATGATTCAATGCTTTGCACGTCATCGTAGTGGTGTAAAAGGAGTAACAGAACTCAGTGATGCATTGCTACAGCATTTTGAATACTTCACTCTAGATCATCTTGAGTGTTTACATGGGCAATCAAATTTTATCGGTCAAGATGCTGACTTCATTCAGTATAATGTTTCGATTGGGTATAAGGTAAATTGATATGTCGTGCATGCTGACATTAGAAGAAATCGAAATTAAACGGCAAGAGCTGGAGCGTCATTTAGAAAAAGTTATGGCGGTTGAGTTGAGTAAATGGCAACGTGATAACAAGCTGTGTGTTTCGGGTGTAAACATCCGATTGGCAAAGGTTCAAAGTATTGGTGAAACCAAACATAATGATGTTACAGGTGTGAGTGTTGATCTCGATTACAAGCCTTAATTTCACCAATAATATGGCCAACAAAATGCAGTGAAGTTTTAAGGATTAGCTAATTAAAATTAAAGCAGATTTCAATTCATGATTACATTCTGTTACTGTGAAGGAAATATATAACAAATGGTAAAACATGAAAAAATCTACTTTAGGCTGGGGTGCCGCAGGAATAATAGCTTTAGGAATTTTTGGTTCTGGAAATGACAATACCTCAACAAGCAATTCTAACTCTGAGGAAGCACAAAACACAGTTGAAGAGGTTATAGAATCCAAATATATCAATACCAATACTCTTAATATTAGAGATAAGCCTAATGGTAGTGTTGTAGCAAAACTTGGACGTGGTGAAAAAGTTGATATTTATGAGAAAAAAGGAAACTGGGTACGTATTTCTCTAAATTCATCATCACCTCAATGGATCTCCGAGAAACTTTTGTGTGAAACAGAAGACTGTTTTAAACAAAAGGCTAGAAAGTCTAATTCTAATATTTATCAGGCTTTAAAATCGCAATCGCATCATTCAGTAAAAAAGCAGTCTCAAAAATACTATGATAGTGATTGTTCTTGTGCCGTAGTTGATTATTGTGTGGGGCCAAGAGGTGGGCACTATTGTATTACGAGTGGAGGCAATAAGAGATATAAACCAAGGTATTAACAAATTTATTAAATATTGAAAACCTCCATTTTTGAGAGGTTTTTTTACATCTTATTCACTACCACCTCATCGGTGGTTTTTTTATTTTTACAGGAATCACTTATGAGCAATTTCGTTTTTAAGCGTGGTGACACTTTTAACTTGAATCTACAGCTGGTTGATATTGATGAGGCTTTGCAATATCCGCCTGATGATGTTCGCCGTGCCATTGATCTGACAGGCTACACGTTCACATCACAAGTTAAATCGTTAGTCGATGGTGCTACGGTGGCCACATTGACTTGTGCACCATTAAGCCAAAGCACACAGAAAGGTTGGCTTAACGTGAAGTCAGCAAGCACAGCTGCATGGCCTGTTGGTTTATGTCAGATGGACATTAAAGCAGTGGTGAGCGGCAATATTCAACATACCGAAACTTTGACTTTCCAAGTAGTTGAGGGAGTTACAGCATAATGGCAAATCTTGTATTTAAATTTAATTGGGACCATCGACCGTTCCAGTTGGACTCTGCTCAAGGTAAGCGGCAATTTATGCTGCCGTTTGCATCTGGCATTCCCAATCTAAGCCCAAACTTTTCTCAAGTAGTTGGTACCGCAGCTATCTCTCAAGGTGGTACCGGAGCAACAACTGCAGCAGATGCTCGATCAAACCTCGGAGCAGCTGAAAAAGGGGTGAATAGTGATATTACTGAGATAAAAGGGTTAACTACGGTTCTTTCAATCGCACAAGGCGGTACAGGAGGTAATACTGCAATTAATGCCAAAGTTGCATTAGGTTTGGGTGATGCAGGGGTTTTGGGTTATTCAGCAAACGTTGTTGCTTCTCTTTTTGATAAATCACTAGTTTCACAATGGGTAACGGTTCTGGGCCTAAATCGTTTAGTGAACATTTCCCATGGTGATTGGCAAGGTGGAAGTACATCTAATCCTCTATTAATGCCAATGCGTTACGGAACCCTTATGGGTTATCAAGCGAATGATTCGATCGGTACTTATTCTTGGCAACTCTTCAAAGGTGTGCAAGGGCACCAAATGTCATATCGATACGGTGCTGGATCTGATGCATGGTCAGCATGGGGGCATTTAAAGACCAGCTTCAATACATCAGTTGATGCAAACGGATTCTTAAAATCGGCATCACCAGTAGTTAAGTTATTTAACGATCATATTGAGCTTAATAGTGATGCAGAAAAACAGCCGATTGAATTTAAGAAAGTTGATGTAGGCGATTATTTACTTAAAGGCTCTTTAGGCTTTGCCCAGGAAGGCTGGTACATCGAAGTACCCAAAGATGCAAATGGAAATACAATCGTAGCTGTGGTGTATGACACATTGGAAAATGGTGACATCTCGATTAAGACTTACAAGCGTAAATTTGATTTTGAACTTGCTGCAGTCTTAGCTGATTTAGAAATGCCTATAGATATTCCAGAAGCACGCTGGGTTGATATTCGTTTACATGAAGAACCGGAGCTTGAACCAGAGCCACCGACAACTGAAACACCTTTTGAATTTCAGCCAACTAATTTATCCGAAGCCGTAGCTGCCGCCATGGTTGGTATAGCTCCGCCAGATCTCTCAGAAGAAACCCAGTAAAGGCCCGCTAATTTAGCGGTTTTTTTACGCTCACAGTTTTTAACGACCCGTTCATGAAGCGGGTTTTTTTATACCTAAATTTTGGAGAACTATAAATGAGTTCAGGCGCGAAAATTCGATTATATGCTTGTGAAGAAGCAGTATTAGGGACGACTCCAGCAAACCCAATTTGGTACACAGTTCGCCGTGTAACGGATGGCCTATCTGAAAATGTCTCTACTGAAGAAAGTAGCGAAGTGGTTGACTCACGATTTCGTCAAGGTGGTGTAGTTACTGAAGCTGAAGTGGCCGGTCAGTTAGAGTTTGAATTGTCAGTAGGTACATTTGACTTATTCTTAAGTGCTCTTGCATTTAATAACTGGGCAGCAAATGTACTTATCTTTGGAGGCACTGTTCGTAAATCATTTACCCTGGTTAAAGTCTTTGAAGAAATTGGTCAGGTTTTTATTTATCGTGGAGTACAAGTTAATACGGGCGAAATCACGATTCAGACCACAGGTAAAATTACAGGGAACTTTGGCCTAGTAGGTAGCTCGTTTACCCGTCAGCAAGTAAACCCCGTTGTTAATCCAGTAGCTGCGTCAAGCCGTCCTTTGGTCAGCATGCCAAACGTAGAAAACCTTCTTATGAATGGTCAATCTATTCAAGGTAAAGCCTGTCTTCAATCACTGACCATTTCTATTAATAACAACCTTGAAGCGATTCGTTGTATCGGTTCAGGTAAGTACACGCCAGAGTTTTACTTAGAGAAAATGATGGATATTGAAGCGAATGCTTCATTCATGTTCTCGGCCACAGCTGCTGGTTGGATTGATGCAATCAAAACCCGTGATGTGTTTACACTGACCTTCGACATCAAAGACAGCAAAGGAAGTAAATACTCGTTCAACTTCCCTCAATTAGAAGTCATGGAAGCTAATCACCCGGATGGTGGTGGTGACGACATCATCACTGTAGATATTAACTTTGCTCAAGTACGTACAGCACCGACAATTGTACGAGCTCTTGTGTAGTTGAAATTAAACCAAAGCCTATGGATTTCCATGGGCTTTTTATTTATTAAATTCTAGAGGTAGGTATGGCTTTAAAAGTCGGAATTGTTCGAAGTTCGGAAGTATCGAAGTGGTGTATGTTTGAATCTGCAGGTGGACAAGCAGAGTTTAAAATTCGCGGTATTAGTTATAAACCTTTTCAGGTGGCATTAGAAAAAGCTGGCAATCAAATTACATCCAAAGGTTATGATGTGATGGTAAAAGATGAAGACAGCAAGCTTTATCATGAACTCTTATTAGATGCCGCGGGTGCTCATTTAATTGAAGACTGGAAAGGCGTTGTTTTTGCTGAGGTAGTAGAAGGTAAATCCGTTGAAACTGAAAAACCGTATACACCTGAAAATGCGTCAAAGCTTCTTAATCTTGGTGATATAGGTATTGTTATCTGGTCATTTATTAAAGAGCAGGCGCAAAAGATTCAGGAGGACGCTGATAAGGACAAGGCGACGATTTTGGGAAAGTCATCAAACTCTACAAGTACCAAAAGACCTATGCGTCGAAAACGCCGCACGAAATCGAACAAATCAAGTTCTTAGGCGGACATGTTCCAGATCCACCTGAATATTCTTATGCAGCGGATGCAATACTTGTTGCCTTTAGTACGATTATCAGAGCTAGACGATATGAGCAGGGTGTACCGTTATCTTTAGATCAGCAGGCTATCAACGTATATGCTGAGCATAATGATTTGCCTGTTGATGCTCATATATTTAACGACTGCATTTTTGCTTTGGATAACCTGTTTCTGGATGAGGCGCATAAAAAGATTTCTTCCAAAAGCAAAGTTAATAAATAGCTATCCTTAAGATAGCTATTTTAACTACTGAATTTTAGTTGATAGAAATATATAATATTTACAATGATTTATATTTTATACTTATATGTTAGAAAAACTTTTATATTCATTGGGGTTAACCATTTCTTTGGTTTTATTAGTTAGCTGCACTAAACATGATGAAGTTAAACCGCTTCCACTTTCAGTAGAAGAGCAGTTTATGCAAGCTAGCCAGCAGATTGATACGATGCTCAATGCTCTAGAGAATCGAGATGTTTCTTTGAGCCAAAAGCGGGAAATATTGTGCAAGAACTATCCTGAAGTCTATAAAAAGCAATATATGCCAGCATTACTGAAGCTCTCTCCTAATGTATATACGAAGGAAACTCTATTAAGAGACTATGAGGCTGTGATGAGCTTTTATAAAAAAGCTTTTGTCGTTAATTGCGGTTGAAATCATTTATAATTTCATCACTTTTATACTTTCAAATAAATATTTTAATACTTGGATCAATATGAAAATTCTCTTAAAAGTTTTATTAAGTTTATTGTTCTGTTTTGCACTTAATGTTTATGCCAGTGATCCTAATAATTTAGTCGAAGTAATGCCTCCAAATTTACACTGGAAGCAAATACCTAAAATTAATATTAGCGATCAGGAACTTCAAGGATATGACAGAGAGGTTGTTGTAGGTTTTTTAGCGAATGAAAAGGGTAAAGTGGTAGATACGACAATCATTAAAAGCAGTGGTATTGAATCTCTAGATAAAAAAAGCTTAAAAGCCATGAAGAATGCTAGCTTTTACCCTTATCAAGAAAATGGTTTTTATGTTGGATTTTATGGTAAACAGCCATTTAGTTTTGATGTTTCTAGAAAACCACAATTTGAATTTTTTCCTGAAATTAAGGTTAATAAAGATGATCTTAAAGGGCAAATCAGATATATGAGTATTTATTCAGAAGCAGATGATAATGGCAATATCACACTTGCAAAGATTCAAAAAAGTACCGGCTTACAAGAATTGGATAATTTTGTTTTAGATGAATTCCGTAAAAAAGCAAAATTTTTCCCTCTGATAATTAACGGAAAACCTTATCCGATTAGTGATACTACAAATTTGACATTAACTAAACTTTTTACCCATCATTATTAAACTACTATTAATTTAAAAACCACCTTTGGGTGGTTTTTCTTTATGTGACATTTAGTAACTAGTTTGTTAAATTACTCCTAAATATAAGGGTAATTTTATGAAAAAGATAATTTTATTAGGTTTAATATTTTCTTTAGTAGGGTGTGCTACAGCGCCCATTTCAACAACTATGGCCAAGCAAACACCAAAAGAGCGCCTATTAGCTTATCAAGAAAATAAAGATGGTTATGCCGAAGTAGAAATTACTAGAGATACAGGATATCTTGGCGGAGGTTGTTATTTAAGTGTGCTTTTCCGTAATGAAACGATTGGACGTTTTGATACTGGTGAAAAAGCTACCTTTTATTTACCTGTTGGTCAATGGAGCATGGCAGTAGCAGCTGATCCTCAAGGTAAAGGGTTATGTGCAGCAGCTGGATTCAACCCAGCATTTGAACAACAAAATATAAAACCAAATATTAAAAATATTTTCCGTATAAGTTCTGGTCCCTACCGCAGACCTAGATTATTGCCTTTATGAATGAGACAAAATAATGAAAAAGATAATTTTTTTGGGGTTAATTTTCTTACCTTCTATTTCTTGGGCACAAACTAAAAATGTTGGTGCTTGTGAGATTTCAAAAGATAAAATTATTGTTGGTGATGTGGGATTGGGGAAATCAGCAAAAGAACTAGTATCTAAAGAATATAGAGGACTAGAACTTGATAATGAATTTTTTAATAAAAAAGGAAATAAGGAATATCGAGTTTCTATATTAAATAGAAAAAATGATATTTGGTTAAGTGGGCAACCAATCTATGATTTTAATTTTATAACCTATGATCCAAAAAATTATAAAATTTTAAGTTTTGGATTAAGTTTAAGATTAGATGATTTTCCAGTTGGTAAAGTTAAAGATGCCCTTATAACCTTATATGGTTTACCTAAAGTTGGTTGGAGTTTGACTCAAGAAATTGATCCTAAATACGGTGACGTCAATCAATATCATTATAGATGTAAGGACTATTGGATAGATATATCACAATCTGGATTAGGAACTAGTCTGAGAATGTATGATAAAGGTGAGGCGAAATGAAAAAGATTATTTTGTTGAGTTTAGTTTTCCTGCCTATTTTGTCGATTGCAAAACCTTCTAAACCTATTAGCGATGATGAACGGGATAAAAATTGCCGAATGTACATGGAATTGGCTAATACTGTCATGATGCAAAAACAAAATGGTTTACCATTGATTAAAGCTTTAGAGGCAAATGATTCAGCACTCAAGAAAGCTCCAAATAAAAATATGCATAAAATAACAACTTTAATTATTCGTGATGCTTATGAGCAACCAAGTTATTCAACACCCTCATTAAAGCAGGAGCAGTTAAATGAATTTTCTGCAAAATATTACTTGGGCTGTATGTCGATGTATGAATAATAAGAAGAACTTAGCGTGAACTGATTTACTAGGATAGGTTCAGGATCAAATATGAAAAAACTTTTATTATTAATATTGTCTTTGAGTGCTTACTCAATCGCGAATGCTGGATTCAATATATTAAATACTCCAGAGGTGATATCGGTAGGTAGATGTCATATGGGAGCTTGTTCTTGGTCTAAATCCATTAGTACAAAGATCATATCAGAAACAAGTAAAAATGTTTTACTTGAGGCAACCTTGTTGGGTGGTACTTCGGAATTTGATCCTGAAGATAGTAGAGGTGGAGATCAAGATATACGCTGGGACAAAAAACCACACAAATTAATTATTAATTGCTCATATACAAAACCATCGGTTGGAAGTGGCTCCCAATTAACAATATTGGATTTTAGTAGCGCGGATGGGATGCCAGCAGTATATGATTCTGATATATCAGTTTATTTTAAGTATTGTCATTCCTATACCGATAATGGTGATGCCCCAAAAGAGTTTGGATATATAAATTAACGCAAGTAGAGAAAGCAGCTTAGATTACTTTTTTATATAAAGGCTTGTCTGATGCTCAGCACTTATAGAAGGGCCAAATTAATTTAATGCCTTAGATTGGTAATTATATTTAACTTAAACAGAACCCACTACTTGAGTGGGTTTTTTATTGCCTAGAGGAAAGTAAAAATGGCACAAGAATCTCGTTTGGTCATTGTTATTGATTCGCAAAATGCTGAACGTAACGCGCGTAATCTAGGCAATGAGCTCAATAGTATTGAACGTAAAGGTGATTATGCTTCAAAGTCAATGGATGGCTTATCTGTCTCGACACGTGCACTTGCTAGCTATATGGCAGGGTTGTTAACAGTTGGAGCTGCCGTATCTAAAATGGATGCCTATACAGGCTTGCAGAATAGATTGAAGTTGGTTACTAACAATCAAGCTGAGTTAAATAAAGCGACTGAAGATACTTTTCAGATTGCCCAAAGAACCTATTCTGCTTGGGATTCGGTTTTACAGGTATATCAGCGCTTTAGTGATAACGCCAAAACATTAAATCTTACTATGGATGATACCGCGCGTTTAACGGAAACCGTATCGAAAGCAGTGGCCATTAGTGGAGCAACTGCAGAAGCAGCTGATGCAGCATTAGTACAGTTCGGGCAAGCCCTTGCAAGTGGAACGCTACGCGGTGAAGAGCTGAACTCTGTTATGGAACAAACTCCGGCATTAGCAAAGGCTATTGCACAAGGTATGGGGATTACCGTAGGAGAGTTGCGTTCAGTAGCAGCTGAAGGAAAAATTACTTCTCAAGAAATTGTAAAAGCTCTAAGAAATGTTGAGTCTGATGTAGATGCATTATTTGGTAAAACTGATATCACAATTGGACAATCATTAACTCTTTTAAATAATGAAATTACCAAATTTGTCGGGGAAGCTGGGAAAGGCTCTGGAGCCGCACAAGTACTTTCTGGTTCGATTCAGGTACTTTCAAGCAATTTGAACTTACTGGCAGATGGTGCACTTATCGCTGGTATAGGATTAATCACCCGTGTAATTTTACTAAAAGGCGCAGCTGTTAAAGAGGGAATAGTTACTACGTTAGCTAGTCGTCAAGCTTCTATAACTAAGGCTCAAGCAGAACTTAGTGAAGCGGCAGCCACTTTAAATACAGCTAAAGCACACCTTGCTAATGTTCAGGCAACTAATGCTGAGACTCAAGCCAAATATGGAGCTACTGCAGCTGCTTTAAGATACACCCAAGCTCAAGCCGCTGTGACAGCAGCAACCAATGCACAAACTGCTGCACAAACCAGATTGACTGCTGCTACATCATTAGCTGGTGGTATTGGTAGCCGAGCTCTTGGACTTATTGGAGGTCCAATAGGTGCTATTACTATTGGCATTTCTGCTTTAGCCGCAGGCTATATGTATTTTCAAGAGCAGGCGGAAAAAGCCAATAAAAAGCTAGAGGAGCAAGCAGCAGTTGCAAATAAAACGGCTGAAGAACTTAAAAAATTAAGAGGAGTTGAAAAGCAATCTGCTATTGATGATATGACCAAGGCATTGGAAGCTCAAAATAAGGAATTGAGAAAGACTGAGCTTGCTGTCGGTTCTGCATTAATTAATATTCAAAACTATGCAGTCGGTAATGCGGAACTTGCCAAAATTTCTAATGATGCACGTACGGGTACTATTAGCTATACCGAAGCCATTGAACGATTAAATGGAATGAAAATTCCACCTGACCTATATAACGCACTTAAGCAACAAGTTGAAAAATATGACGAAGGCTATCAAAAGGGTACTAAGTTAGTTGAAGGGTTAAAGAATGTTGGTGTTGAAAGTAAGTTAGCTGGGAATGCTGCGCAAAACGCTGCACTCCAACATCAACAACAAGCGAATGCAATTGGTAATACAGCAACTGAAGCAGAAAAAGCATCGAAGGCTTTACAGGATTATCGGGATAAGCAAAGAGATAATGTACTTGATTCAATCTATAAATCAGGTTTGCTTGATTCTGGATATACAGTTGCTCAGGCTAACGCGATTCTAGAGCTGCAAAAAGCAAAAGGAATGAGTGCGATTTTATCTAAAGATGAAATTGATAGTGCTTTGCGAAACCTCAAAATTATTGAGGAACAACAGGAGCGTGAAGAGAAACTAATTGACTCCAAACGTAAGCAGACAAAGGAACTGGAGCAGCAGGAGAAGATTGCTAAACGCCTTGTAGGTGTATCGGGTAAATCAGGGATTGGTACGGGTCCTCATCTTGATGTTCGCTATGGAGGCTCAATGTCTGGCCAGAAAGTATCGAATGAACATCTAGCCCGATTACAGGCAGGCGGCAAACCATTGTCATCTTACAAGATCAGTTCAAATTATGGTCCAAGACAAGCCCCAACTAAAGGGGCTTCTTCATTTCATAAGGGTATTGATTTTTCAATGCCTGAAGGCACACCGATCACGACCAATGTCGCCGTGAAAGATATTAAGACATGGTATGACAGCAAAGGTGGTGGCTATGTCAGCGAGGTGATCTTTGAGGATGGTGTATCTCTTAAGTTGCTTCATCAATCGCCGAGTATGCAAAGCAAGGTTAAGAGCGGAGCAAGCAAAGGCAGTGATAAAGCTTCGGGTGACATTCAATCGCAACTTGATCGTCAGTTAGATGCTCAGCGTTCACTTGAAAATGAGGTAGCTAGTGAAGTACAGCGGATCCAGAATAACTTAACGGTTAGACTGGAGGATGTTGATAAAGCAGGTTTTACCCCAGAACGTACTGCTGAAATCAAGGCAGAATTACAGCGCCGTGCAGATAATGATATTGCGATCGCCAAACAAGCGATTAGAAGCAAACTTGAGGACTACAAGGAATTCCAGAAAAGCGAGGCTAATTTACTTAAAGAAAGTTTTGATCGCAAAAAGTTCAATGCGGCTCATGACATTGAATTAAGTAAAACTGAACAACAGCAAGCAGTAGAGTTGCTAGAACAGCAGTATCAGCAAGAATTAGGACTGATGAAATTAGCCCAAGAGCAGCGATCATTTCAAGCCCGTTTATCTCTGCTTTCCGAAACTCAGGCTATGCAGGAACGTTATAGACTTGAAAGAGAGGAGATTCTTAAGAATACAAAACTTTCCATTGAAGAGCGGCAAAAGCTAATCGCATTATCTAAAGCCACACAGGACAAAGAGACACGCGACAAAGTTAATAACGCTGTTCAAAACTGGGGTGGTATTCAGGCTGATATGAATGGTTCCAGTGAGTTCTTTAGACAGGATCAGGAACGTTTTAGTCGCTTGGGCGCTGCAAATGATCTTGCAGATAGTCAATATGCTGTCACTGATCTTAATGAGAAAAATGGTTTAGATAGTCTGAATGCTCAAATGGAAGCTGGATTAATTCAGCAACAAGACTTTGAAAACCAGAAAACTGCAATTATTCAAGCTGCTCAAGAGCAACGAAGTCAAATTTACAGTGAGTATGCTCAGAACACCAAGGATATCGAAGACAAATATCAGCAAGATCGATTGAACGCTCAGATTGCCCTTGGTGGGCAAATGATGGGTTCAGTTACCTCAATGTTTGGTTCAATGTTTGGTGAACAGTCCAAAGCTTATAAGCTGATGTTTGCTGCAGATAAAGCTTATGCAATTGCAGCTGCAGGTATTGCAATTCAACAAAATATCGCAGCAGCCTCAAAAGTTGGTTTCCCCTATAACTTGCCATTAATTGCTGGAGCAGTTGCTCAAGGTGTCAGCATTATTGCAAACATCCGGGCAATCAAAGATCAAGGTTTTGCAGACGGTGGTTATACGGGATCTGGTGGTAAGTATGAAGCTGCGGGTATTGTTCATAAAGGCGAGGTGGTGTGGTCCCAAGAGGATATTAAACGCTGGGGTGGTGTTGGTTTAGTTGAGAATATGCGTAAGAGCTCAGGCCCTGAAGCTTTTATCAATAACAATGCCCTGAATAACTCTTCAACTGAGAATGTATTCAATCGTTCTTTCCTCAGTTCAAAAGCATTTAATGATAATCAAACGACCTCGAATATTTTTAATCAACCTATTCGAGAAAATCAGATTATTACTAAAGGCTTTGCGAACGGTGGATTTACTGGAGGAGCTGTTTCAAAGCCTACCGCTTCCTCTCGTTCTGATCTATTCCATGACGGAAAAGTTTACTTCTCTTCAAATGGTTTAGTTCAGGATCGATCAAATCTTGAAGATGTTCATGATTTCACCTTAGGGCAATCGTCACGTCCTCAGGCTGAGATTATGCCTTTTATTGAGCCATCTTCTCCAACTATCAATTTTAAAATTGAAGTTGTGAATCAGGTCAGCGGTGCAATAGTCGAGGCTGAACAACTGGACGAGCAATCAGTCAGGATTATTGTTAAAGATGAACTGGATAAGCAACTTCCAAGAACGGTTCCGAAGCTTGTAAGTGATCAAATTGGGAATCCAAACTCAACTATTAGTCGGTCTTTGACTGAGAATACGACAGCAAGAAGAAATCGTACTTAATAATTTGAACCCTTTTCGGAGGGTTCATTTTCATAATATTTAAATTTCAAGGTGATAGAGTCTGTTGGCATTAAAATTGATGGTTAAGACATGAAAAAAATAATTGTAATTTCTACAACACTTTTAAGCCTTACGGGATGTGCAATTCCTGCGGTAAATAATCTCGTAAGATCTACAAATATGTATCAAGATGAAATAGCAGGTGATACAGCGAATTTAAGGGTTTATAGAAGTAATGTACCCATGGTGCAGTTCTATATTACTTATCAAAATAATGAGGGTGAAAAAATTTCAAAAAACCTAATAACAAAGCAGATTTCAAATAATTTAACAAAGTATGGCTCTATGCATGAGCCCAAAAAATTAAATATGCCTAAACCCACAATCAGTTTAAATAATGGTGAAGAGTTTTTTGAGTTTAAAGTACCCGCAAATAAGAAGTTAACTTTCAGGCTTACTTCTGTTATTGGGTCAACTACTATGTATAGTTGTGATGTAAAAATGGACTATCAGTTGGAAAGCAATGGAAATTATGAATTGATCCGTTATAAACAGATCAAAGATTTTGTGAATCCAGCTTTACTGACTGAACCATCTCAAGATGGAGCCTACTGCAAGTTTGTAGTGAAAGAGATTTTTGAAGATGGTAAAGAAACTATTATTAAATCGATAACTTAATGTTAAATCATTTTTGTAATTAATTTAAATATCTAAACCTTATTTCATCAAACCACCCTTCGAGGTGGTTTTTTATTACCTGAAGGAAAGTTATGTACAAGTTAAAGCTAAATCCTCAGACCAGCGGCTATGGCGTAACACCGGGTGATGATGTTAAGCGTCAAAAAATGGATGGTGGGCGTGGACGCTATTACATTGATGTAAAACGTAACAGCCACATTGTCGATGTGAACTGGAATTTAAGTAAAACAGATTTCAATAAAATGATGGCGTTCTGGAGGATATACCAGAATAAGCCAGCTTCATTCTTTGCGGATCTGGTAATTGACCAGGGAGCGCGTCAGCAATACCAATGCAACTTTATTCCCGAGTCTTTCAAAACTAATGAAGTGAATGGAAATCTATACCGGGTAACCGCACAGTTGGAAGTCATTCAAAACCAGCCGAATCTAACAGCTGATGCAGCTTTGATTAAAGATTGGGAGGTCTAATGGATAACGAATACGCCAAGTTCTTTCTCAATCGTAAAGTCGATATCTATCAACTGGAGTGTATTGAGTTATCACATCCATCGTTTCTAAAAACTTATCGGGTTGTCCGTAACGATGATCGGGGTGTCTATGTCCAGCATAAAGATGGAGCAGGTCAGGTCTTTTATGAATACCTACCCATGTCAATTCAAAGATCTGGAATGCTGGGGGATCTGGACCAGACCTTAACAGTTTCAATTTCTGGACTTGGTGATGTGCTGCCAGATGAGTTTGAACGGGTAATTGAAGGACAATATTCAGACGTTAAGCCTACCGTAAATTATCGGCTCTATAGTTCAGACAACTTGAATACACCAATCCATTATTTGTTAGGACTACAACTTTCAGGTGTATCAATGAATCATAAAGCTGTGACATTCAAGGCTGAATCACCACGATTAAATACCGCAAAGACTGGAGATATTTTTGCATTGGATCGCTTTAGTGGTCTGAAGGGAGCTGTATGAAAAGTCATGATCATTTGCTTGATAAGCAATACGATGAAGAGCAGTACAACTGTGTACATTTTGCCCATGAAGCTGCTTTAGATTTATATGGAATAGATCGGCGTGAAGCTTTGGATTTATTCATGCAACCTAAAGGCAAAATTACTTTCCTACCATCAAGATTAAAACTCTTAAAACCGCTGCCCATGCCGAAGGAGGGCTGCATAGTCGCCTTCCATCCTAGACAAAGAAATAAGCCCCCGCATGTGGGGCTTTTTCGTTTAGGGCGCGTACTGCATTTAATGGAGAGTGGGGTTACTTATTTAGCTGAAGACGTCATCAAAGCAATGGGGTTTAATCGGGTCAGTTACTATGATTAAGATTATTTATAAACAAGATCCTTTGTCTGAAGAGAAGACAATTGAATATGCTCACACAATAGGACAATGGCTAACTTCCAAATATGAATCTATGCCTGAACATGTCCGTATTTTTCATACATCAAGCAATATGGATCATGCGGAAATTTCATTTGCCAATGAAGTTACACCTAAGAATGCCCATGACTTAAAACAGCTCGATTTCTTACCTGGTACTTTCATTGTGATTGAAAACCCGAAAGGTATGCCAGCGCTCATTGCGGCAATCGTATCTATTGTTTTAAGTGTGGCCGTTGCTTTTTTAATGCCCGCACCATCGATTGCTCAAACCAATCAGAATAACAACCAATCCTCATCTGCAAATAACGAACTTTCAAATCGTGAAAATAAGATGAGGGTAAATGGCCGTATTACAGATAACTATGGTGCTGGATGGAATACACCTGATCTGATTGCTGTGCCTTACAAGGTTTATGAAAACAATGTTGAGGTTGAGCATATTGTTGGTTGTATTGGTCGTGGCCACTATCAAATTAATGGCGCGTACGATGGTGAAACCAATATTGTTGATATTGCTGGGGCATCAGTAGAAGTTTTCCGACCAGGTGCCGATATTGTTTCTGGACAACCTTATTTTTCTCTCGGTACTGAAATTACCACACCGCCTTTAACTGTTCAGCATCAAAACTCAGTGAATGGACAGATCTTGCGTCCTGCAGATACTCAAAGTCTGGAAGGCACAAATTATCTTCTTTTTGCTTATCCAAACGAGATCCTACGAGCAGCTGCAAACAATACCGATTTAACGACAAAGTTTGTTAGTAATGACCGCGTTGAAATCACCAATGCTTCTTTTACGTATAACGGGCAAACATACGATTTAAACGGTACTTATAGCGTCTTATCCGTTGCAGATGATCGGATGGCATTGTCTAACCCGGCATCAGTTAATCCAAACTGGTTAAAGCTAAAAGAACTCACTAACCAGCAAACTGGTGCTTTATCTCCAAAGCTTTCATCCATTGGTGAAAAGTGGATTGGTCCATTCATCCTGGACAACATTGAGCGTAGTCGTGTCATTTTTAACTTTGTTGCTAGTAATGGGCTTTATACCGTTTCTTCAGGGGGCAATCAGGCAGCTGTCAATGTCACGATTGAGGTTGAAGTTACTCCAGTGAATGAATCGGGTGCAGCAATTGGTAATCCAATGCTGAAACAGATCATTCTGAAAGGTTCAGCAAAGTCACGACAGACTATTGGTGCAACGCTGGATATGGTCACATTTCAGGGGCGTTGCAGCGTACGTGCACGCCGTTTAACTCCGACTCCGGCAGTCACAACAGTTGTTGATGAGGTGAAGTGGCAAGCGTTGTACGGTGCTTATCCATTGCAAAGCACAATGTATGAATATGAAACGGTTTTCCGTGCACGTACATATGCAACGACTGGAGCATTGTCGGTTAAATCTCGAAAGATCAATTTCGATCTTCAGCGGATGTTACCAACCTATAAAAATGGAGCAATGACAACAGAGCTATTTCCAACATCAAGCTTTGCTGATGCACTGGTCTCAATGGCACTGGATGACAAGATTGGCCGCCGTACGATTGAAGAGATTGATATAGAAAACATCTATCGTACCTATAACGATATAGTCGATTATTTTGGTACTCCATTAGCGGCTGAGTTCTGCACTACTATTGATGATACAAACCTTTCGTTTGAGGAGCTTGTTACCAACCTTTGTGATGCGGTCTTTTGTACAGCATACCGGCAAAATAATAAGCTTAAAATCTACTTTGAACGACCAACCGATAACTCGGTCTTACTGTTTAACTTCAGGAATATCATTCCGGATAGTTACAAGCACGACCTGACCTTTGGTGTAATGGATGATTACGATGGGTTGATCTATGAATACACGGATCCGACCGATGATAGCCGTATCAACATCTACTTGCCAGATAAAGGAGCCAAGAACCCAAAAGAGGTAAAATCAGTAGGTGTGCGTAATAAGTGGCAAGCGCATTTCAATGCTTATCGGCTTTGGAACAAACTTCGATTTCAGCGTAAATCCATCACCTTTGATGCGGCCCCAGAATCAGAATTACTGGTTTTACGCGACCGTATTGCCGTAGCTGATTACCGTAATGGTATCCATCAAAGTGGGGAAGTGGTAAAGCAAGAAGGCTTAATTCTTACATTGAGCCATGATGTCGATTTCATAGCTGGCAAGAGCTACGTGATTTATTTGCAAATGGGAGATGGTACCGTTGATCTAATTCCTGTTACTGCAGGATTTGCCAAGAACAAAGTAGTTTTAGGACGGTTGCCAAACAGTGCTCTTAAATTGAGTGCAGATGATTTCATTAATACGATCTATACGGTTGTTAATGATGATACGAAGGACTCACTACCTTATCTGGTTGCAAAGAAAGATCCTGTAGACCAATTCTCAAATACGATAACTGCAGTGAATTACGATTTGCGGTATTACCTCAACGATAAAGACTTTATTGACGTGCCAGTTGATGATTCACCAATTTACATTCGATATGACCAGTTAGATATTAATCTTGCACGTTTATATCAGATGCAAAGAGGCGACTTGCCAACTACAGGCGAAATTAGCTTCGTGGTTGAGGCGGGCGCTTTGGTATCCAGTTCGAGTTCACTTAGGACGGAAACCAGAATGGTTTATAAGCATACAAATAATTCCGAAACTAAAGAGTTTATTGTTCCTGCTGCTCCTGAATTACCAGCGATCGATACAGGAGAATTTCCTTCAGATCTTATCGTAAATCTTACAATCAAAGGAGCAGTTGTCGGGCGTGGTGGTGATGGTGGATTGCCTCATTTGGCATTTGGGGCATGGACTAGTGATCCAAATTATAACTTTACCAGAACGCGCCGTGATGGGTTCCAAGGCGCACCAGGTTTAATGAACCGACACAGTAAATTGAACCTGATTATTGATGGCGGAACACTGGCTCGTGGAGGTTCAGGTGGTGGTGCAACTCCTAGTGGCATCTACACTGAACTTGGCTATGGAGTGCAAGGTGTTCCTGGTGGAGCTGGGGCACCGTTTGGTCGAGTTATGACGGGACAGCCAATTTACAACGATACTCAGGACTGGCGTTGGTACTTTATTGATAGCTTTATGGTGGTAAAAGTCACTGATGCTGAAGCTGAGATGCCGGGTAAAGGATACCGTACTCAAAATGATCGTTATGGATCTCCATTGTCGGGTGATGGTGGTGGATGGGGCCAGCGCGGTACCAAGTCCACCAATGATGGGACATGGAACTGGAATTATCATGGCACTACTGAAGGTCAGCCAGGAGCGGGCGGTACTGCAATTGTAGGAGTTGCACCAATTACAACAAAATTGATTAATGGAGGGAGAATCCTACAAACCCTTTAATACTTTGAAAGAACTTAAAGCACCCATTTTGGGTGCTTTTTTATGATTGGCCCAATGATGGATTGGACAACGAACAACTACCGCTTTCTAGCGGTTTTTTTATTTCTGGAGAAAAAAATGGAACCAGTTTCCACTAGTGGTGTAACAGCAATTTTAAAATTTTATGGTGCAGCAATTATGGTGACTTTAGCCGTCGCGTTAGTTGCCGCAGTAGTATTGATGACACGTATGCCGCGTTCACCTCAAGAATGGGCCGTTGGGCTCATTTGTACAGTCGTATCAAGTTTAGCAGGTGGATCATTCATTATCGTGAAGTGGGGCCTTCATGAATGGGTTACTGATGTGTGGGGAATGATTGCTTTAGGGGGCTTCTTCTTCATATGCGGTATTCCCGGCTGGGCTTTAGTCAGGTGGATCTTTAACTTCATTGCCAAACAAGAAGGTAAAACAATTGTTGAAGTAATCAAAGAAGTTAAAAAAGCCAAAGATGATATTCAAAATAGTTAACCGCCTTAGGGCGGTATTATTAAATAGTTCACATATATTTCTGTCATCTGTCGGATTTAATTAAATGATTTAAAGACTTGTTTATACTAAATGTTCAAAATAAAAATAGGATAACGCCGTGAAAAAAATTATTTTAGCAACAGTAATTGGCTTTAGTGGAATCAGTAGTGCATTTGCTGAGTGTACATATAGCTTTGATGCAACATTAACTCAGTTACAATCTTTAGGTAATACTTCTGTTCAAAAGTTTCCAACTATTATAGGAAATAAGTTTTCCTATAAGACATCTCAGCAAAGTTCCATTTACACGGCTTTCAGTCAAGATTATCTGACAAGGGTATTAGCCGCAAATGACTCTCAAGCTATGCTCTATACGCGTGGTGACAAAATACTACCGACAACTGGAATAATAGCTTTTGAGTATAAAATTAAAGTTCCTGCGTTAGGTAATACAGGGTATGTAAATATTTTCCCAGCTCTAGCAGCAGGTATCATGCAGAATGGTAAGGCTGTAAATTTTATAGTTGCTTACCAACATGGGCCGACAACTAATAATTTTTATATTCAAACTACATCAAATGATAGTGCGTTAATTTCTAATGGTTTTAACTTAGCTCCAGAAGTTACTTCTGATGGTTATCAAAAAATTGGTATCTATATTAATCAGAACTCTAATCAAGTCGGTTTAGTTTTTAATGGGGTTAACAAAGGCTATTTTGCAACGTTCCCCTCTAAACTCGATAACCTATATTTTTCATTAACTTCTAACTATTATGATTTAGCAGCAACCGATGCGAACAAAGATGTTTCGATCGAGTTCCTACTGGATCAATCAAAAATTACACAAACTTATCCAACAGGTACGAAGGATATTTGTGGAGTAGCTTCGTAAAAAAGCGAATTAACTAATTTTTCATAAACCACCTTCGGGTGGTTTTTTTACGTCTAAAGGAAATTGAAATGAATATTGAACAATATCTTGATGAATTGATTAAGCGCGAAGGCGGGTACGTAAATAATCCAGCCGATCGAGGAGGAGCAACCAAATACGGTATTACTGAAGCAGTTGCTGGAGCTAACGGATTTAAAGGCAATATGAAAGATTTGTCGCTTGAAATGGCAAAAGCAATTTATAAGAAACAGTACTGGACAACTCCGCGGTTTGATCAAGTGAATGCTCTTAGCTCAGCTGTAGCTGAAGAGTTATTAGACACAGGAGTAAATTGTGGTACCGGATTTGCAAAACCGCTGTTACAACGTGCTTTGAATTTATTTAACAACCAAGGCAAAGCAGGTTGGCCAGATCTCACTGTTGATGGTGTTTACGGACCAGCTACGTTAAATGCACTTAAAACTTATCTGGCCAAACGTGGGAAAGAAGGTGAGAGGGTGTTAGTTCGAGTGCTGAATATTATGCAAGGTCAGCGTTACATTGAAATCTGTGAGCGCAATACCACCCAAGAACAGTTTTTCTATGGCTGGATTAGCAATCGAGTAACATAACAATAGATCGACACAATGATGCATCTAAAAATTAGATGCATTTTGTATATAGTATTAATTAACTATTTAAAATCAGCTTTAATTATTTTAATTAAAAAAATTAATAAAATTAGAAAGTAAGGAAGGAAACTTAATAAGAAAATTCCATAAATGACACTTTTTGATATATTCGAGGTGTCAATTATTAGTATGGGGGTTACCACTCCAACTATTAAAATATATATTGTGAATATTAATGAAAGGATAGTTATCTTTCGCAATTTAAATAAATTATTGTACATATGGAAATCAGAGGTAGCTTCGTCAATTATTGGAAGAACATTATTTTGATAAAATTCAAACTTAGTGAAAAAACTAATCATTACATCTGTATAGTTACTGTGCTGTAGTGAGTTGTAGTTTTTGTAACTATCAACAGATTTGAATAAATGTTGTAAAGACTGATTATATGTTTTCCAGGTGCTGGTGATCAAATTAACAGTTACTTTTATTTCATTTAAACGTTCATAAGTGAAACTATTAAAATCATGATTTATATTCATTTTTAATAGATTTAAATCATTTGTTTCTCCATTTAGTGGATAAGTAGTTAATATTATTTGGAAATAGGGGGTTATCTTTTCTACAATAAGAGTAGCTTCTGCCGTATCAACTACCATAGAATTTTTATATTGTTCTAATATTTTCGAATTTGAATATAAGTGACTGTAGAAAGTCGATGCTTTATGAAGCAGAGGGTGGAAATCTTTAATTAAATCTATTCTACCATTACTTTTTGTTAAGTCTGGATAGAAATCATTAAATATAAAATAGTTAGGTGTGCATATTTTTTTTGAAAATTCGATAGACTTAAGAAGTTTAAGTTTAGTATCGATAATTTTTTGAAAGGAATATATAAAATAACCTGACAGAAAAGCAAGCAAAATCCCAATAATAGTTGCATGTATTCCTGGAATAGAGGCTAAAATTTGAGAAGACATTTTTAAAGATACCTTACCATAAAGAAAAAGAAATATTATTTACTCAAGTGATATTTATTTGTTTTTAATATCATTCATCGCTTTAGTTAATTCAATAACTGTATTTGGATTAAAATCATTGGTTGCTTCGATCTTTGATAAGTCATTATAGGGTCCAGAAAAATATTTTTCAGCAAGTCTTATACGAAGGTTGACCCTTTCTTCTTTTGAAAATTCTGTCATATATGCAGGTAATGATGATAGTTCTAACCAAGTTTTATCACAATAGTTTTTAGTGTTAAAATAACGAATTTTTTCCTTTATTAAATATGCAAGAAATGCACTTGTTACTAAATATAATGATAATTGGTATACATAAAATTTAAAATTTAATAATTTTAGTATTTCTGGGTAAATAAGTAATATTATTATTTCAATTAATATTGCTAAAATTAGTATTATGAATATTAAGGAAATTAATATTGATAAGTTGTGTATTTTTTTATCTTGTTTCTCGCTAAAATTTTTATATACAATTATTAATGGATCATTTTTTTCTAATTCAATATTTTCTCTAACTTTATCTGTTTCATTTCTTAATTCATTTATTTTATCATCAAGAGCTACAATTTCGTCCATTCTTATATTATTTTCAATCTCTTGAGCTGTATTTTTAATTTGCTTCTGAAAATCATTAGCTCTTTCTGATCCCTTCGCTTCAATAGCTTCAATAGCTTTATTATATAAATCTACCAGCATCATAATTATATAGTCCTCTTTTTCATTTGAGAAGTTTATATAATCTATAATTTTTTGATGGGTATCAAATGGGATTTCAGCTTGTGAAATTCTTCTGTAAATATATCTTAAGTTATCAATTGTTTTCAGTGTAGCTGAAAATTCAAGTCTATAATTTTCTGGTTTTATATCATTAAATAAAAAAGATAAATCAGAAAGCAAATTTTTTACTTCTTCTTCAGCTAGAATTTTCTTTTCAATATCTAACAATAAATCTAATAGTCTGTTAAACTTCCATATTAAGTTTTCATAAACTTTTGAATTATAAACCTTTGGTATGGATAATTCGGTTCTTGAAAATTTCATATTATAGTCATTCAAGAAAATATAAATTTCTTTTTTGGGATCTACCGCATTACTTTCTTCTAAATTAATCTTAGATGGTAAGTCGAAAATGTCGGATATTTTACTTCTAACTTGTTCTATAAGATTATTAAGTTGAGTATATTTAGGGTTTTCTTTAATCATAGTGGTAATTTTTTAATTTGAATCTAACGATTTTTAACATAAATAAATGAGAAAATTCAATAAGTTTAAAAAAATCAATTTTTTATTATCATCAATTCATCCCACCTAAACGGATTTCTACTTAACTTATCTCTACTCATTGACCAACTTCGATTTGGTATAAAGCATGGCCCCACGCTAATTTTTTTCTTTCCATATTTACTATGGATATCATCCATAGCCTGCATCAAACATTCCTTTTTATCTATGTGTGCAAAGTCGGTCAAGAGGTCATATGTATGGCCAGTTTTTGGCTCAAGACCAGTCAGCACAACACCGCACTTCTTGTATTTAATTCCTTCTTTATAGATTTCGTTCAACATCCTTGTTGCTGCTTTTACAAAGTCAATAGCGCAATCCGTGGGCTCAGAAAACGAACCTGTGATTGATTTGTTGTAGAACGGCACATTGGGATCGAAAGGGTTTGACTGTACAAACGCAATCATGCAACCGCAGAGTAGCCCCTCATCACGAAGTCTTTTACACGCATCTTGAGCATACATGGAGATAGCCTCTTTTAGATCCGTTAATTCAGTTACACGACCACCGAAAGAACGGCTTGCAACTATTTGTTTTTTTGAGGGCGGGGTGTGCTCGATCTCAATGCATGAGATGCCTTGTAATTCATAGATCGTGCGAGCCATGACAATAGAAAATTTCTTTTGCATTTCACGTGGCTCAGCACAAGCTAAATCAAGCACCGTATTAATTCCAATCGATTGAAGCTTTTTTGAATGCTTTCGACCAACTCCCCAAACTTCAGACACTTCAATTAATGAGAAATAATATTCTTTATTGCACGGATCCATATTAACTAGGTCACAAACGCTGTTAAAGCCGGGGTTTTTCTTTGCAATATGATTGGCAATCTTTGATTCAGTTTTGCTCCTGCCAATCCCAACACAGACAGGTAAGCCTAGCCATTTCCATATTTGTTGACGCATTTGCTGACCAACTTTTTCTAAATCAAAGTTCTTCTCATAAGCTGAGAAATCAACAAAGCATTCATCAATAGAATAAGGTTCAACTTCTTCTTCAGTAACGTATGAACCAAGAATCTTGTGAAAGCGCCGTGACATTTCTGCGTACATTGCATAGTTGCTTGAAAGTACAATTACGTTATGTTTTTGAACAATGTCTTTGATCTGGAATAGCGGAACGCCCATTTTAACGCCTAACGCTTTTGATTCATTACTGCGAGCAACAGCACAACCATCATTGTTAGATAGAACTATGACAGGTTTATCATTTAAACTTGGATCAAAGACTCTCTCACATGAGACATACATATTATTGACATCTATGAGAAAAAAGACTTTATTCTCATGTTTCATGATCTTTTTCTTGTCATTTTAATAATATGAGTGACAACTCCCCAGATAATTAGTTCTTGTCCTTCTTGTAGATAGATATTTTTATATTCTGGATTTTCAGCCTTAAGCCATTGGCCCTTTTCATCAATCATTAAACGCTTAACAGTAAAATCATTATCAATAAGAGCAACTACGATATCGCCGTGTTTAGCATCTAAGCTGCGATCAACAATTAATTCATCATCAATTTCGATTCCTGCATTCAACATAGATAAAGATGCAACTTTGACAATGAAAGTTGCAGTTTCATTTTTTATTAAGTGCTCATTCATATCGAGCGCTTTATCTATGTAATCCTGAGCTGGTGAGGGGAAGCCAGCGGAAATCTTTTCTAATGCGTAAGGTACAAGAATATGGGTGGAAGGCACAACAAGCTTAATTGAGATAACATCTGATAAAACAATAGATTGGTTGAGATAAGGTTTTATCTCAATAATGGACGGTACAATATCGCTCATAGCATTCCCCTAGCTTGATTTTGTTACATAATCAAGATGATATGCTAGAGCTAGGTTTAAATTCAAATTAAAAAAATTGTGGATAAACAAATAGAAGTCAAAAGTTGACGTTGCCAAAAGTGTATTTGGTCGGAAATTCTACACTTTTAATTAGCTGATTTTCTTGGTTTTGGAAAATAGTCAGCAGTAAATTCATCTAAGGGCATCTCAAAGAAAAATTGATCAGCATCCTCTTTTTTGCAATTCAACCATGCTTCTCGATATTCTTCAGGAATAACGATAATCGATCGTTTCTCATCTTCAGGTTTATGGAATTGGTTCATAAAAGGATGATTGTCTGCATTAATAGTCAGCATCGACATTGATCTAACTTGTTGACCATCAATAACAGTTGAATCATAAATAGCAGCTACAGTAAAAGGTAAGCCATCCTCTCGATAAATTCCCCATCTTTCTGCTTTACCATTCACATACCTAGGCTCATAAATTTTTTCTACAGGTATTAGCGCGAATTGGCTTTTAGCCCATGCATGTCGGAAGCTCGGTTTTTTATCTACCGTCTCAGTTCTAGCGTTATAGGTATACTTTGAGAATTTTAAATCGTGGTTCCAAGGTGGAATCATACCAAACTTAACTTGCCGCCATTCTATATGGCCATCTTTAGAAAATATAAGAGGGCAGTCGTAACCAGGATAAATATCGGCCTTATAGTCGAACGTTGGTTCAAATAGATCTATTAGGTGTACTCGGTCTTTTGAAATAGGTTCATAGTTTGCGCACATATATATTTCCTTTATTCTTATATCAAAATTAATATACTAAATTTATAATATTTTTGAATATTAAAGATAATTTATTAAAGTCAGCTGTAATTGCTGTAACTCCTAAGGATAAAAGAGCAATAACTATCGCTACATAGGTTAATTTTTTTATAGTTTGTTGTAAATTATAGTTTACTTCTAAAGATAGCCCATTTAATTCTTTTTCTAGTAAGCTATTAATTGATTGAGAATTTTCAATTAAAATTTTCTCATAATGGTTAAAGTAGGTTTCACAATAAGCTGAAAACTCTCTTAAATCATAATCTCCTGATTGGAATTTACTTGTAAAATTAAATCTACTAATTTGCTTTATTTCATATTCAATATTATAAAACTTAGCTTCCTGGAAGAATCTGTAGATTTGATAACTTATATTATTTAAATTTAAAGTCTCATCTTTTAATTCAATAATTCGGGTTTTTTTATTTGAATTAATATTCTTATGTCGTATATCTTCAAGTTTAGATTTATACATTTTTATAATACTTAAAATAAAGATATTTTCGATGAAATCTGAACTTTCATCTAAATGATTCTCATTATCTATATCGAAAGTATATAATCTAAAATTTACTAAGTCTTCTATAGAAAAAATCGCATTATTATTTGAGTAGGTAGAAGGGTGCTTTGCATGTATTGATTGAGTAATAAAGTATCTTCGATTAAGAGATATAATTTCAAGATTTGATTTAGCAGGGTCTAAATTCTTTAATTCATTTAGAGTTATACTTCCAGTACAAATAAAATAATCCTTTTTAAAACCAAAAAAATCAAATATCCATGAAGTGAGTGTTTTTAATTTATAATCAAGTCTTTTATTATATTTTTCTTTTGAGGTAATATTGGTGTGAGATATTTTTTTAAAACAACCATGAATGTGTACAAGAATATCATCTTTGGAGTAAAATTCTGAATAAATATCTTTAAGAAAGTTTTCTTCTAAATAGAATTCAAAGCATAATGTATAAGTGGAAGGTAGTAATCTGTAAATATTTCCTTTAATAAATTTGGTACCTTTAGGTATATTTTCAACAACTAAGGAATTATATTTTAAATTTGGATTCTTAGTATTTTTAGGTACAATTAGACCTAAGCTATTCCATCCTCTTCTATCAATACTTCTAGAGTCATCCGATAACATTTTAATATGACGAAAAAAATCACTTTTTTTAAATTTATTAATAATTAAATTATGAATAATTTCATAATTTTCAAATGCATAAGGCATAAATATTCGAATCTTTGTTAAACTCACTTCCATATTCATTGGTTTTTCATCATACGCATCATCATTTCTATTTTTAATTCCCTCCTCATAAAAGCTAAATACGGATTCAATTTTATCAATTTTTCGAAGAAATTTAAGATTGGTTATATAAGGTGGAATTCGCATTTTTAATCCAAAATTATAAATAAATCTTTAAGTTAATCACTTGATAAAAAACATTATATCTATTTTAGTAGAGTAATATGTTTTCTATAAGTGATAAAGGCTGTATTAAGATATGAATCACAATTATCATCTTAATTCTTCAAATTCCGCTATTTCTTTCTTTTACACAATAAATATTTAATCCACAATAGTATTTTTAGTATAAAGGAGCAACTTATACTCCTCTATATCAAGGTGAACTATGCAACCATTAACATTTTCGCAATTTCAGAAGCTGTAGGGTTGTAGTAAGTATTTACTAAAACACTAATTGTTTTGTGGCCAGTAATCTTAGCTAGAATTTCTACTGGTAAGCGGTAGTCGTGCACAAAACGGGTAATAGCTTCATGACGTGTGTCATGGAACGTAATAACACCATCTAAGCCAACTCTGCGTAAGTTACGTTGCCATATTAATCGAAAGGCATTAGATGTAAGAGGAACCATGCGGTTATCGTCAGGATCGTCTGGTAACCAAGAAAGTAATTCTTTTGCCTTAGCAGTTAAAGGCACATCACGAGAAGTACCATTCTTAGTATCTAATAGGCGAATGAAATCGGGAAATATTAATCGCTTCTCTACACTAAGTATTTCACCTTTACGCATTGCAGTTTCAAGCGCAAATAGAAATGACCAGGCAACTCGGTGTCTTGGCTGAACAGGTACTTTTCCCCATTCATAATCGAGCCCCGCTAAAACAGCATCTATATGGTTCTGATAAATCCTTTGATTACGTGGAGGAGGGGCAGTAGGTTTTGATATTTCTTTGAATGGATTTTCTTTAGTTAGAAATAGTTCTTTCCGAGCAAAGTCAAAAACAGAGCTATACATAGCCATTTCTCGAATGACTGTTGCACCTTTAACTTGCTTTAACCGTTTATCACGCCATTGTTTAACTAATGCTGGTGATAGGTCATGAATTGATTCGTCTGCTAACTTCCCCCAATTTTTCTTTAGGCATTTAAGCATTTGAACAATTAAGCGGGCACTCTTCATTTTTCTGCCTTCTTCTTGATAGTACTGTTCAAAAAGGGCGTAGAAGGAGATATGGATTTTTTCAGGCTCAGGATTAGCCTGTTGAGATTGTAATTCTAATAATTTTTTAGCGGCCCATTGTTCACACTCACTCGCAGTATCTCGAGTAGCTGTATAACGTTTGCCTAAGTAACGAACAGTAATGCGCCACGCGTCCCCGCGCTTAACCGGCTTTTGCATAATAACACTCCAAATTTCGTGGTGTCGCCGCGACACCAAAATTCGCGAATGCCTAAAAGACATCCACTTTTTTGGTGTCGCAACGGAAATATAAAGCGTTTTTTAATGCGAATTTTGACTATTTTGAGTAGTCAAAGCTGACCGATCGACAATAAAAAACAGGCCACATAACTAGTTAAAGTTATGCAGCCTATTGATTTTAATACATAAAATCTTGGAGCGGGAAACGAGACTCGAACTCGCGACCCCAACCTTGGCAAGGTTATGCTCTACCAACTGAGCTATTCCCGCAATGTGAGCACATTATAGAGTGTTTCATTAAAGAGTCAACACTCTTGTGATCTAATTGAACGTTTAATCAGCACGACGCCAAACTGTACCTTGACGTGTATCTTCAAGTACTACACCTTGGTCAAGTAAAGACTGACGAATACCGTCTGCTTTAGCAAAGTCCTTTGCCTTTTTCGCTTCAACACGTTGTTGAATGAAATCTTCAATTTCAGCATCAGACAAAGCAAGCGCTTCTTGTCCAATATCTGATTTTAAGAAATCATCTACATTGTGTTGTACCAAACCTAAAATGTTGGTGAGGTGACGTAAAGTTGAATAAAGCACAGTCGCTTGGTCAGCTTGCTCTTCTTTTACAGCACGGTTTAACTCTTTATTGAGTTCAAACAATACAGCCATTGCTTCAGCAGTGTTGAAGTCATCACACATCGCATTGTTAAAACGCTCAATAAAGCTTTGATCAAGCGTTTCAGTTGTCGTTTGACCGTACACTTGTTGGTAAGCTTTAAATGAATGATAGAAGCGAGTTAAAGAAGTTTTTGCTTCTTTGAGTGCCACATCAGAGAAGTTCACAGGGCTACGATAGTGTGAAGATACAATAAAGTAGCGGATCACTTCAGGGTGGAATTTCTCCATCACGTCACGAATCGTAAAGAAGTTGCCTAAAGATTTAGACATCTTTTCACCATCAACGTTAATGAAGCCAACATGCATCCAATAGTTTACATATTGCTCACCAGTCGAAGCTTCACTTTGCGCAATTTCATTTTCATGGTGTGGGAACATTAAATCTGAACCACCACCATGAATGTCAAAGTGATTGCCTAAGCAGCAAGTCGACATTGCAGAACATTCAATGTGCCAACCCGGACGGCCATTACCCCAAGGAGATGCCCAAGAGGGTTCATTTTCTTTGGCATGTTTCCAAAGTACAAAGTCAAAAGGATGTTTCTTTTCAACTTCTACATCAACACGCTCACTTGCGCCAGCTTGCATATCATCAAGCTTACGGCCAGAGAGGCGACCATATTTTTCAAATTTGGTCACTTCAAAATAAACATCGCCGTTTGAAGCAGGGTAAGCAGCGCCTTTATTCACCAAATTGCCAATCATATTTTGCATCTGGTCGATATATTCAGTCGCTTTAGGTGCTTCATCAGGTGCTAAACAGCCTAAGTTCGCTGCATCTTCGTTCATTGCATCGATGAAACGAGTGGTGAGTTGTTGGATTGTTTCACCATTCTCATTCGCACGTTTGATGATTTTGTCGTCAATATCGGTAATGTTGCGAATGTAGCGAACATTCCAGCCTTGACTACGTAAGAAACGAATAATGTAGTCAAATGCAACCATAACTCGAGCATGCCCGATATGACAGTAGTCGTAAACGGTCATACCGCAGACGTACATATCGATGTGACCTTCTTTGCGAGGTACAAATTCAACTTTTTTTCGTTGCTCAGAGTTATATAAAACAAACGGTTGCAT